TGGGAAGGAAGGAACACTGGCAGTAGAGCAGGGTACAGGCGGAGACACGATAGCATGGAGTAGTGACTTTGATTGGGGCGCTGATGGCGCTCCCACTCTCTCAACCACTGTGGCGAAGATCGATCTGCTTTGGTGGAAGATCATGGCAACCGATGATGTCCGAATCGGTGTAGCACAGGCGGGAGAATAATATGAGTCTGTTAAGTCTTCTACGAGCCGGCGGATCCGGTGACCCTGCTCCGACCCTACTCAACTCGCTCATGCTTGACAGTGGGGCGAATCAGGGCGGGACGTTTACTCCTGCGGCTGGGGGTGATGGAAGGACGTGGGGCTGGCAGGGGTGGGTGAAGCGTGGTAAGACTGGTCAAGTGCAAGTCTTGTATCGTGGCGGCTCCGCCACTGATTTCCTAGAGTTTAACGCTGACGGACGTGTGTACTTTTATACCTATGATGGTGTTAATGACTACGGCTTCGTTGCTACGCCCCAGTATCTAGACGCTTCTGCTAAGATGCACGTCGCATTCGCATACGACTCTACGCAGGCCAATGCGGCTGACAGAATGAAGCTTTGGGTCAATCGTGTTCGGGTAACAGGGGTACACCAAGATCTAGGTGTACCTCCGCTGAACTACCAGACACGCTTCAACAACACAGTAGCTCACTATATTGGGCAAAATGCCGCAAGCAATTATGCTGACCTGCTACTGTCTCAATGCTACGCATTTGACGGACAAGCACCGGACCCAACTTCTACTACAGAGCTTACAGCCAACAATGAGATTGTTCCAAAAACATTCTCCGGTACCTACGGCCCGCGTGACCGTTTCTACAATTTTGAGGATGACACCAGCGGTACAACTCTATGGTATGACGCCAGCGGCAACGATCTGCACGCCACAGCCAATGGCGGCATTGACTCCACCAACCAAGTCAAGGACAGCCCCGGAGAAGGCCAGAACTATGCGACCTTGAATCCGCTTGCTGAAAATTCTTCTACTCTGAGCGAGGGGAATCTGAAAGCTACCGGAACTTGTCAGACCGCCTTTGATGTTGGCAACGGCAACGATTGGTACTGGGAAGTGCCAGACAGAGCGACTGCACCGACCGCTGGAATTATCAGCGAAGATGGCGGCACCACTCACACGATTGCAGTCACAGCCAACAAAGCTTTTGGCTTCCGTGTTACGGCATCTGGTAACCTCGACTACAGGAACATCACAGACGCAGGAAGCTGGACGAGTATCACGACCGGCCTCTCCGGCGCTTGGTTCCCTTACAGTACCGGCGCGGCTGTTGAGTTCAATTTTGGGCAACGTGATTGGGTCGGCACTCCTTCAGGTGATGCCCTCAACACCGGCAACATCGATACCCCGGCTGCACCTGTGTCAAGCGATTACCTCGACGCAGCACTTGATACCGGGCCGAATATCCTTACGGCCACTGAGGCCCTGTTTACTGGCGATCGGATGAACGTCGTCAAGGATCTTGATAACAACAACGATTACCAAGTGATGGATACTGTTCGAGGTTTGGCCAATGTCATCAAATGGAATGAACCAGATGCGGAAACTACATATTCAGCCCCCGCAGGAAATAGCGTTGGATGGTCGTGGAAGCTTGGCGCGATCCCCGGCATTGTCGCTGTTGAGTATACTGGCAACGTGACACCGAGAACCATAGCGCACGCGCTCGGAGTAGATCCGGACATGATGCGTATTGAGTCTCTTGACAGTGCCGTCAGAGACATGGCAATTTACTTCCGGGCACTTGGCGCAAACTATTGGCTCGCACAGAACACAACCGCAGGGCAGACCATAAGTACAACGATGTGGAATAATACGCATCCGAACGCCTCTGTGTTCTCCGTAGGCACAGCCAATACAACAAACGCCAGCGGTGAGCGCTTCATTGCTTACCTGATGGCCAGTGTTGAAGGGTTTAGCAGGTTTGGAACATACGGAGGGCTTGGCGCTACCAACAAGTTTGTCTACACGGGATTCCGTCCAGCTTGGGTTAATGTCCACAAGTACAGCGCAGCCGGTAGGAACTACGCACAGTACGATGCGTGGCGTTCACCTATCAATACGGTTGACGATAGGCTGCGGCTGAACATCGATTCCGCAAACTCAACAGGATCGCATGAAATCAATTTGCTTGGCAATGGTTTCCAGCTTGCCAGCAACGATCAGGACACCAACACAAGCGGGGCTTTGTACATTTTTGAAGCCTACGCATACGCACCGTTCAAATACGCAAACGCCGGATAGGGGATAGATCATGGCAGAGAAGCCAAAGAAGATAAAGGAGAATCAAATATGAGCACCTACAAACTAGGGTCAGGAAAAACAATCCGAACGAATCGTTCTTTCGTAGATGACGAAGGACTACAGCACGCCAGAAATTGGAGGCAAAAATATAGTCCCGCAGCGTTGGAGTTGTTCGGCATCATTGAAATTCCGGATCCCCCAAAGGTGATCAGGATATTACCTCTTGCCAAGCTTAAGGAAAATAGATTTAAGCAGGTGGATAGCAAGAGTCTTGAGATTCTTGCCACTGGGTTCAAGCATCAATCGCTTACCTTCGGGATGTCTGCGGTCGATCAACAACGGTGGGCAGAAATGGGGGTTGCTCTGGCGCTCAATATCCTCCCCCTACCGATGGAGGTTCAGGCTGAAGACAAGACTCTGCTTGCTCTGGCTGATGGGGCTGCTGCCCTTCAGTTCTTAAGCGCGTACTTGATCGCCAGAGAGATAGGCGCCCTCATCCCCGGTCGGCAGAAAAAGGCAGCCATCGCAGCAGCGGCCGACAAGGAGGCGCTTGATTTGATAGTTGATGATCGAATCGTTCCCGTAGAGGAAAAACCAGAACCAGAAGAAGAATCAGAACCAGTAGAAGAGTAGGGAGAGCAACATGAAGTTATCAGTATGCATGATCGTGAAGAACGAAGAAGTGATGCTTGACGGGGCGCTGGAAAGCGTCAAGGATGCTGACGAGATCATCGTCTGCGACACCGGGTCAACGGATAAGACAATCGCAATCGCCAAGCAATACACTGACAAGATCTATACTGACTTCACCTGGTGCGATGATTTCTCTGCCGCCAGAAATCACGCCAACAGTAAAGCAACTGGTGATTGGATTCTGGTTATCGATGCTGATGAGCGAGTTGCAGAAGGCAGCATGACCCTTGTTCGCAAAGCCATAGAGCAGGCTGATCGAGCGATAGATTGTCGGGTGGTTGCTGTTAACTCCTCTCAGGTATTCTACAACATCCGGATCTACCGGAATTGCCCAGAAGTTTTCTGGGTGAAACCCATACACAATCATTTGAGTGTTGCGGCCGATAGTCGGTGCGAAGCAATGGTATCGTTTGGATATAGCCCTGCGCACCTGGATGATCCAGACAGAGCGCTTCGGATCTTGTCCTCTTTTATAGAGGCCAACCCAGAGTGTGGACGGGAACGTTATTACCTTGCTCGTGAATACTTCTATAGAAAAGACTACCCGACCTGTGTACGGCTACTGGAAGAGTATGTGCTCATGTCCACTCACGTAGCAGAGCGTGCGGATGCCTACTTGATGCTGGCGAGATGTAAATGGTATCTGCGAAAAGGAGAAGAGGCGCGGCAGGCATGTATGAATGCCATCGCAAACAATGCCAATTTTAAAGAAGCAGTTTTGTTCATGGCAGAAATCAGCTGGGAACACAACGCAAAGACTTGGAGAGTATGGGCGGAGCATTGCACGAATGATGGTGTGCTGTTCATAAGGACTTAGTAAATTTCGTAGGCTTGTAGAAAAGGAGAAACAAATGACCGTTAGTGCATCAGTTCGCCAAAGTAGTTCGCTCGGTGGCGTGAGCTTTCCGGAATCAAGAACTATTACAGGGGATGGTCAGATCGTTCATGATGTGGCAGTACCGGCAGCACAGGAAGGAGAACTGACCACCCGCTCCAGCGCCTCAGTGGGAGAGGTTACTCTGGACGATAGCGCCCATACCATCACCACAGGGGTTCGTATCAATCTATTCTGGGTTGGCGGGTCTCGTCGAGATGTGCTGGTCGGTACAGTAGCGGGTGCAGCGGTTCCTTTCACCTTGGGTCTGGGTGATGATCTGCCAAGCTCCTCCACCGCGATCTTCGTTTCACTTCCCGTGGAACTGGATATCTTCGTCGATGGTGATAATGTGGACCTCGCCATCACCTACCTCGCAAAACAGGGAACGGTTGAGTTCATCGACACCGATGCCTCTGCGCAAGAGATTGTCGCGTGGCAGCTCGGCGAAGGCGGGGTGAAGATGTGGCATGATGAGGACGGAGATCCAAACCCATTCGTGGGCGTCAACATCGGTCGAGTGTATGTCAGTCATACGGACACCGCAGAAGCGATTGCTCGTATCGGTATTCTTTACAACAACGTTGCTGGTTAAGTTATTCTCTCAGAAAGGAGAAATGAATTATGACTATTATGAATGACGGGCATTCGACCACGATCACCTTCAACGACACCCCCGGTGTGGCGGGCGTCACTTTCAAGGAGAAGGAAGTCACTCCTCCAGCGATCCAAGGCGGCGGAGAAAATGAGACCACCACCATGCGCAACACCACCTGGCGGACGCGGCAGCCGAAGCAGTTGAAGACTCTCGACCAGAGTTCCTTCACCGCAGCGTATGATCCTGCCCTCTATGACACCATCCTCGCCCTGATCAATGCCAACCAATTGATCACGATCACTTTCCCCGATGGCGACACCCTCGCTTTCTGGGGATGGTTGGATGACTTCACCCCAGGTGCGAACGTCGAGGGTGAACAGCCGGAAGCAGATCTCACCATCATCTGCTCCAACCAGAACGCAGCCGGAGTAGAGACTGCCCCGGTGTATGCAGCGGCATAAATTGATTTGGCTGGTAGGATAGGGGAAGAATGTATCTTTCCCTATCCTATCGATTTAAAACGTCGTGAAGCAGCAGCAAACACGGCAAAATGGGAGGTAGATATCATGGAAGCATTGAAATTTTCACTTCAGAAGCAAGTAATCCCCGTCGAGATGGAAACTGGACCCAATATGGTAGAGACATACCACCTGGTTGAACTCACCGGCAAAGAGCGAGACAAATATCTTGACGGCATGTCTGGTAAGATGAAATACAATCCCAAAGGCGAACCCATTGGACTCAAGACCTTCAAAGGACTTCAGTCCTCCCTCCTCTGTCTCTGTCTGGAGGATGCCAACGAGAAGAAGGTCAAGGAGTCGGACCTTGAGAAGTACCCGGCCTCTGTCGTCAACGACCTGTTCAAGGCCGCGCAGAAGTTGAACGCCTTGGATGAGGAAGGACAGAAGGAAGCAAAAAACGAGTAAAGGGGGAACGCAAGGCTTGGTATCAATTATCCTTGCGCCTGTCAACCCCGCTGCAGCGACTGCAAGAAGAAATTACATCGACCGAGTTTGTGGAGTACATGGAAATGCTAAACCAAGAGATAAATGATTTCCATCGTGAGGATTTCTTTCTCGCACAAATCGCCGCAGAAGTTCGCCGGTCATATGTCAAACAACCGAAGGCGGTAAGGTTGAAAACGTTTATGCACAAGTTCAAGACCGGCTTAGAGGATGCGATCGCTTCTGGTATGGAACAGTCGAAAGCATTCTGGAAAGCCGCCACCGGAAT